GGGTAAGTACTCTAACTTACATTTTAGAGTGGATTTAGTAGATGAAGTTTTATCTAAGAGTAAAAGGCTAACCCGTCACATACACCAACATAATTTATTTCACGACCCCGCTATCATACTAAGCAAGATGACTTGCATGAGTTGGGCTATGGCAGAAGCAAACGACACTTTGTTCCTTGATTCAGATGTTAGATTATTAAAAGAGATACATCAAGATATAGACCATAGTATGGATATAATGATGTCGCCACATTACTATGTTGAGGACCGAGTAACCCAATGCAAAAACTATGGTTATTTCAACGCCGGTTATATATGGTCCGATAATTTAGATGTACCTAATGAGTGGAGAGAATTGTTCTTAACAAAGTCAAAGTTTTACGAACAAGAGTGTATGTATTTATTGCACAATAAATACCATGTTGGGTGCTTTGATAAAAAACATAATTTTGGTTTTTGGCGTTTCTTAAAGCGTAAGGAAAAAGGAAGGTTGAACTTATATATACATGATGTAGATTGGGAAGAGATTAAATCTATACACTACCACTCTGATCCAAATGCTTACGCTCATGCGGACGAAGGTTTACAACAAGGTTTTGACACACTCAGGAAACAAATTGAAGTACAATATGGTAAAGGAAATTAAGACTACTGAAACTCTAGACGATTGGGGTAACTGCCATGCAGTTTTTTCTGAGTCGAATGGAGAGGGGAAACTAAATCTAGGTAAGCAACCGGCCTTGAAGACACATCGAGGCGGTTGGCTGAAGGTGTTAGAGGCGATGCAACCTTTGCATAATGTAGATGGCATTTATTGTGAAACATTCATTGAAAGTTTATTTGATTGGTTCAGATTTAAAAACGAGAAAGAAAACAAGATACCGATTAAAGAACCGTGGGTAGGTTTTATACATAACCCACACAATATGCCGAAGTGGTACAAACCCGCTTGGGATGGGAGGGGTGATAAATTATTTGAGGCGAGTCTGAAAAGTTGCAAGGGGATATATACTATGTCTCAATACCACGCAGATGGATTGAGTGCGTTGTATCCGAACACAAAGTTTGAGTCCATACTACATCCCTACCCCAATGAAGTTACCCCTACTTGGACGGGTAGGATGGATCGATTAGTAAGTGTAGGGTGGTGGCTCCGTAGGCAAACTTCTATATACCGTGTAGAGGTTCCAACCAATTGGAGCCGTGTAAAGTTATGGCCCTATCCGGAAGGCAGTAAACCGATTGAATATGTTGAGGATAGATTAAAACTTGAGCATAAATATTTGCAGTATACCTTATCAGAGATCGAGCATAGATATCATTTAAGTAATGAAGAGTATGATAAGTTTATATGCGACTCTGTAGTCTTATTAGACCTATGGGATACTAGTGCAAATAACACTATACTAGAGTGTATACAACGAGAGGTACCTATTGTGGTAAAGGACCATCCCGCAGTTAGAGAATACTTAGGTAACGATTACCCATTATATTTCCAAGACTTACATGAAGTGTATTATTTATTAGATGCAAACACATTGACTCAAGCCTCTAACTATCTAAAAGCACTCAAGGAAAGCTCTAAGTTTAGTTTATCTTCGTTTGTAAAAAACATGGAGTCTAGTGAAATATATAGTTCTCTTTAAGGAGTATGACATGATCTACATAGAAAAGCATAAAGTTATATTTATTCATCTAACTAAGACCGGCGGGGAAAGTGTACTAGAAGCACTAGGGTCTACACAAAAAAGACATACGCCCGTGTCAGCTATACTAGACGATAGTTTTAGAAGTAGCTACGCTACCCAACTCGATTTATACAAAGAGCGTGAAGACTTTAAGCCGACCCGTTATTTAGATAGAATTAAAAACAATTGGCATAATTTAAGGATAACTTTTGTTAGGAACCCTTGGGCTAGGCTAGTATCAGAACATCATTATAACATAGATAGAGGGATAGAGAAAAGATGTTTTAACGAAGTTATTTATTCTCTTCTTCAATGCCACGATGATATATGGAAATGGTCCCAAACAAGGTGGCTTACACATAGAGGTAAATCTTATGTAGATAGGGTGTACAAGCTTGAGCAAGATATACAAATATTTGAGGATAATTTTAATGTTGAGTTACCTCATAAAAATAGGAGTAAGCATAAGCCGTATAGGGAATACTACAACGAACGCACTAAGCGAATAGTTGAGTTAATTTTTGAAGATGACATTAAAGAATTTGGCTATGAGTTCTAACGCAATCTATGTAGTAAACACTTATAAGGAGGGAGTCGGTGCAGACAAACGATGGTCTAAGCACGGTAGCTTGTATAAAGCGGTAAATGATTTTGTGGTCCCTAGTCAAATGAGGTACGCTGAGAGATGCGGGGTGGACTATGTAGAATTAAAAGATGAGCCTGAAGAGTATGAAGGTAACCCATATCACTCTGCTTGTCTTAGGAATATTACGATGTTCAAAGACTTTGCAAAGTCTCACTACGAAAGAATTTTATTTTTAGATTGCGATATACTTATTAGTGAAAATGCGGGTAACATATTTGAGGACCTTTTATATTTCTCAGCCGGCGGTATAGATGCAAAGAAGGCAAAAGAACATCAAGAAAAAGTTTTAGAATCTTCTTTGAATGTAAGGGTGCCTAGTGGTTATTTTTTCTGCACGGGGGTGGCTATGTATCCACGAGAAGTCTTTGAAGCTTACGCTAAATATATTGATGACGACTTAATATCGGCTCAAGCAAACACACTTGGATTTTTCGATATGCACGGTTGTGGGTATCTTAATTATAAGATAAATAAAGTACCCGATTTAATCTCTAGGCATTGGCATTGTATGCCACCAATGGCTAAAGAAGATACTAATTTTGTACACTATGGAGGAGGTCACAAAATTGATTTAATAAAAATATCTAATTCACCTAACGAAGAAGCTTGGTCGGGTAATGTAGTGTTATGAACGATAAAAAGAAATGTCAGATAGTATTAGCCGGAATCGCAAGAGTTACAAAGAGTTCGGCTAAATCCTTGTATTATAATCTAATTATACCAAACTCAAAGAAGTGGCGATTTGATATATATACTGATTACGAAAAGTATGACCATAGTACTTGGGCTCCAACCAACCAACAATTTGATCACATAAAAGCAAGGTACACCGAGACAAGCATTGATGATGCGTACAAATTCCCCGGATATTTTTCGGAGCCTAACTTTATAAAGCACCGTTGCGAAGATATGAATCAATGGTTAAAAGAAGAATGCCCCAAAACCCCTAGAGAAGAAATAGAAAAAGTTAATAAAAAGTTTAGAGAGGCTAGGGGTGAAGATGCAATTCAACTAGATTATGGTCATGTCCATAGGCCACACGCATTAGCGAAAAGGTATGCTAGGACAATCGCATTGGAAGGCTATGATATGACCGTGTGTATTAGGTTCGATGCACACCTACTTTCAAAAGTACACTTAGATGAGAGTCGGCTATATTTGTTTGATGGTAGGGGGACCTATGAACATTTCTATGAGGCGGGTGCAAAATGCGACCACGCAGATTTAGATTACGGTATTATTGCAACGCCTGAGTTAGCTAAACAATTTTATGACTATAAAACTCCGGGGCGTAAGGTTGAAGACTACGCTAAATTACAAGCTAGTACTGCTTTTACTCCGTGTCGTAGTAAACAAGTTAGAGGTAGCGACATAGACTTTAAAAGACTATCCCCTCGTATACAATATTGGTATGAGCGTGGTGTAACCGTGCATCTTATTCCTAGTATACTAGACCGTAAGTTAGGTTGGCTTGAGCCCCACCCTAAAGAATGGCCTCCGAAGACACAACGGCGGTATCCTTACCCTGATTCTGTATGAAACATATAATAACATTATCAGGTAGTAGTAACCGATTTATTAGTAAGGGCTACCCACATAAAGCAATACTAGACATAGATGGAAAAAGTTCTACTAAAGTTTTTACGGAGTACATAGAAGACTTTGGGGAGCACGAAACTATTTTTCTATGTCGCAACGAAGATTTAAAGGGACCTTTAAAAAAAGAATTAGAAAGTATAGGTGGGTTAGTGCTAGGTATTGAACCTAATTCTTTGGGTCCGTTATATAGTTTAAGAAACATACATGACTTTATAGCGGACGATGATGAGTTATTGATTACATACATTGATTCTATACAAAAGTTTAATATAGGGCATCTTCAAAAAACATTTAAGGGGTATGGGGGCGGTTTGACTACTCACGGTTTGAAGCATCCACATTGGAGACACAACCAATATTATTGTTTTGTTAGGCACGATGGTGAGCATAACTGCATGGAAGTAATCGAGAAGTATAACTTTAGAAATTTATTTCTTGATGTTGACACACCTTTTGAGATGTTGGGCTTGGGTGAGGAGTATCATAGACCTACCGATTTAAATAATTGTAGGGGATCAAACGGAAGTTATTATTTTCAGAGTGGTCGTTTATTTAAAGAGTACTCAGATGACCTAATCAGAAAAAAGAAAACCGTAAATGGTGAGTATTATGTAACTCAATTGTATCAAGAAATGATTGGGGATGGGATAAAAGTTAGGACCTATGATTGTCCGTATGTTTCTTTTGGTATACCTGAAGATGTTGAAGACTTTTTATTTTGGAAGGGTTGGTTTAAATGTTGTTAATATCTCATAGAGGCAATACAAATGGGGTGGACCCGAGTCAGGAGAACGACCCTAACTACATAGACAAAGCGTTAGAGCGTTACCATGTTGAGATAGATGTAAGATTATGTAGGGGTCAGCTTTTACTAGGTCACGATGTTGGTCAATATCTCGTAGACAAACAATGGTTAGTCGAGAGGGCAGATAAGTTATTGGTTCATTGCAAAGACTATGGTTCTTTATCTGAACTAACTGATACGAGCCTACGGACTTTCTACCATAGTAAAGAACCGTATGTAGCAATTAGAAACACTCCTTTGGTTTGGTGTCACAACCTTGCTTGTGCCGACCCTAATTCTATTGTACCATTATTAACTGAAGCAGATATTTCTTTATATCCATATCTAAAGGTAGCGGGAGTCTGTTCTGACTACATATCCGAACTATGAGATTTTTACTTATTATATTACTTTTTAGTTCTTGTTCAATGAAACAATGGTACCCGACAATAGGTGCGGGAGTAGGCGGTGGTACGGGTTCTATGCTCGGTCCGGGTGGAGCCGTTGCCGGTAGTGTGGCCGGAACTCTTGTCGGGGAAGTGGTTAAGGGCAACGCACAAATTAAAGAACAAGCGGACACTATACGGCTTTTAGGTCAGGGAGATGTAGAGGAACTTGTAGCCCAAGGTATGGCTGAACATAAGACGGGTTTCACGGAATTTACTGACTCCATAAAACGCATTCTAATGATTGCGGGTATTCTGTTAGGGTGTTACTTAGCGATACCTATATTCGTAGCGAAGAGGTGTTCCAAAACAGAAATAGAACGGGGTCTAACTAAGGCACCGTTTAGGCCAAGTGATAATAAATGAAGAACTTAAATATATTAAAAGAAAAGTACAGAACATTGACTCCGCCGGGTAAAGCTTTAGTTTGGATTTCCCTTGCTTTGTTGGTTCTAGTAATAGTGGGGGGTTGTAAATGATTGATAGAGTTTCTCTTGCGGGTCTAGGTGGTACATTTGCTAGTTTCAGCCTTGCAAACTTACATACTATAATTGGTATACTTGCGGGTTTAGCAACTTTGGTATACATGGTATTAAAGATTAGGGACACTTTGCGTAAACGGTAGTCTAATAAAACACAAAATTTTAGTATCTTACTTAAATGTCTAACCGTAAGATTACAGAATTACCCGATTTAACAACCGTACAAGGCGATGATGTACTTCCGATTGTAGATACCTCTGATGATACTACTAAGAGAGTATCTGTAACAAGTCTTTTAGCTGACCTCACTAATCAATTAAATACTTTAAACACAACGGTATCAACAATCAATAGTACTTTGTCTGCGGATATTGAAACTATTGAAAGCCAACTTCAATCTACTAATTCAAACTTAGGGGCTCATACACACTTACTTGCCCACATAACAGACTCGGGAACATCAGCTTCATTAGATGTCCCCGCAGTTGGTGATGCAACGGCAACCCAAGTAGTGAAGGGTTCTGACACAAGATTAACTAATGCTCGTCAGCCCGTGCTTCCATGACTAGGTATGCTAAATACGGTAGACTAGACACCCAACTCGTAGAGTCGGGTGATATTGCTTTTACCGGTATGAATAGCAGAGATCAATCTAACCGACTAAAGCCGGGCGAAGTTGCAGAGGCTAAGAATGTTAGAATGGATGACGGTATAATAACAACCCGTTTGGGGTACAGTAGTCAAGTTGACATTAGTAGTGGTGCTTTACTTACAGATGAATTAGGTAACGAGATACACTTAGAGCAAGGCGGTGGGATTGAAGTAGCTGATCCGTTACAAGGAGACTTTTTTGCGGTGACTAAATACCCCGGCATAGGGTTGTCCGATAAGAATCAAATAGCAATGGTAAGAGAATCGGATGTTACCTTTTGGAACGGTTCTACATTATATAGTAAAGAGTTTCAGACTAGCCTTTTAACCGACCCCGTATTACCCTTATCCCTAGACTTTATCTTAGGTAAAGAAAACCCAAGTCCTAAACCATATACGGTAGGCGGTGACATAGAGCCCATTCAATTTAACAATCAGTTTATATTACTTAGCGGTAGTGGGCCAATACTTCCCGTCAATTTAGAGTTTACTTTACGGCAAGATGTACAAAAATGGGACGGCGGGAGTTCCACTCAATTTGTAGTGGACCCCGATATCCCTAACGGAGATTTCGGGGTGGTAGTCAGCAACCGCCTAGCTATTGTAACCGCCCCTGATATCATAGAATTTTCTGATATAATAAATGAAAGTAACTACGATATCTTTGGTAAGTTTTATATCGGGGTGGGGGACGGAGATAATATAACGGGTATAACTCCCGTGCCTGAATCTACTTGTGTAGTATTTAAAAGAAATTCTATATGGGGCATAGGCGGTTTGAATACGGGTGTGTTAACGGATGCTTATATATTTCATATAAGTAAATCCTCGGGGTGTGTATCTAGGCATAGTATACAAACTATAGGGTCAGCCATTTTCTTTTTGTCTGACAACGGAGTATTCTTAATAGATGTAGGTATTGACGGAGCTACCGGCCGATCAGTTTTAACTAGGTTCGATCTCCAAAATGAACCATTATCCAAGCCAATAAACGATCAAATATTATCCGAAGACTTCAGTTTAGCTGAAAGGAATTGCCGTTCAGCTTTTTACCGTAACCGATATTACCTAAGTTTTTCCACGGATCAAACTAGTAGATGTTATATCTACAATACTCTTACGGGGTCGTGGGAAAGTCGTGACGAATATAATTTTAGGATATCTGATTTTGTGGTGGCTAGAACTACGGTAGATAGTCAAGAACAACTATATGTAGCGGACCGATTTGGTGTCCTATATAAATTTGATGACGGTGAAACCGACTCAGGTGAAACCATCAATTGGGAGATATCTACTCGTTCTTATGACAACGATAATTTAGAAATTAAAAACTACCGTAGGGGTTATATAAAATCCGAGAGTTTAGATAGCACGGGTACAACTGATCTTACGGTAAACTTAAAAGAGCCTGACGGTTCTTTTGCAATACCAATAGAAAGGCCCGAGGTTGAAAGTTATATACAAAGGTTTTCTATTGGCAGACGAGGCAACTCGCTTCAATATAATTTCAAGGGCACGGGTCGCAGTAAACTAAAACATTGTCGGGCTGAGTTTATTGAATCAAACGAAAATTTAATCCAAACCTATAAGTAACATGGCATTAACAAATAGTAACACTCACAAGTTTCAAAGCGGTGAATTGGTAACCGCCGATAAACTTAACAACACGCAGATCATACAAGGCGATAACACCTCGGCAAACGATGCTTTTACCGGCAGTCCCGGTCAGATAACTTACGACAATCAAACGAAGAAGGTTCGTTTACATGATGGGATAACTGCGGGGGGCTTTGTTCTACAACGGACTTCTGATGCTAGTAATATATCGAGTGGCGATATAGGCACAACCGAACTAGCAAACGGTGCGGTTACCACGGATAAGATTGCAGATGATGCAGTCACGGCGGACAAGTTAGCTGAGACTTATTCATTAAGCACACATACACACGCTGATGCTACAACTACTGATTCAGGTTTTTTATCTGCGACCGATAAGTCTAAAATTGATAATGACTTTCTTGTTGCGAGTGATTTAAGTACGGTATCCGAGGCTAGTAAACCAAATGTTGGCGGGGTTGCCACGGGTTCGGGCGGGTTTGATAATACCGTTATAAGTGCTTCTAATGCCTCGGGTAATAATATTACCTATAGTGTAACAACTAAAGGTGCTCCCGCTAATGCAAAGTTTGCAATCGTAACTTTTGAATTGGTAGGTAATGTAGTACCTAGTTGTAATGTATATGTCTTCAACACTACTAACTTTGCTAACGGTCATAAAGTATACTCAAACTTTTCCGATAAAGCTCAAGGGTTGTGTGCTCAATTCTTATGCCCGATTCAATCCAACGGTAACATCTACCTTAGAGTTGACAATGGGGGCGGGGGTACTGGTTACACAATGAAATACATGGGTTATATTTAAACCGTGTCTAACATAAAGGTAGAGTTATTAGACAAGCTACAACATTTACCACCCTTTGAACAAGTGGTAGCGTTGTACGAGGATAAGAATGAATTTTTTAAAGAGATGCATAACTATCTAGTAGGAGGTCTAGTAATATCTAATCCTGAATTTTTTATGATGGTGAAACCAATAAACAAAAGCGTAGAGCCTCAAGGCCAATGGTACCCCGAGTGTCCTGACACTTGGTACATTCGTTGGGTTGCGGGTATCGGTAAGATCAAAGCCATGATGGATATGTTGAAGCCCTTACCTTACCTTATGTTTAGACGGATAACGCCAAACGGTGATACTAAACTCAGGACATACTCTTGGGAAAAAATGTACAATAAGGTTAAAGATGAGTAAGAAAGCACAAAGTGGACCGCCACCACCGAGGCCCGTGTTTGCGGATTCGAGTGGTCAATTGTTTCGTCAGAACCAACCCGTGTTTAAAGCTAATGCTAAGGGTACGGTAAGCCCGAGGCCCCCCATGGGTGTGGCGGGAGGCCAAGTAAAGTTACGGAGGGGGGAGCCTAATAAAAAAGGAATATCAGAGCCCGGCTTTGAGCCGATTGGTGGTAGCGTAAACGATGCTTTCTCGGGTGGGGGTAAATACGGACCCGCCAACCGAATAGATAAAAGTAAGTACGATGTTAGTATTGATGACATGGAGATGGAGGGTACACCGGCTGAGATACCAAGCTATGATCCCAAGAAGCCTAAGAAGAATGCCGTCCCTAATGATAAGAATTTAAAGAAGTCTGCCAAAGAGCTAAACGCCGTAGCCCCTCCCGGCGAAAGGTTAGCTTATGTTAATCCGAGTGAGGAAGCTTTACTAAAAGCAGTAGGCGGATCAGGAAAGCCGTCATCGGGAGGTGTACCTAGTTACAAAAAAGGAGATGTGGAAGCCCCTCCGCCCCGAGATTATTATCAAGAAATGTTGGGCACACTCATGGGTCAACGAGACATGGCTCCATTATTATTTGAATCAGAGTCTCAGTTCAGACCTCAGTATGCAAACCTTGAGAGAGGGATCATGTTGGAGAACCTTGGTATTGATCCATCAGTTGGGTTACTAGAAGCATATGAAGATTATATTATACCCTCTCAGGTAGCACAAAAAAGAAAATCAGTAGAGGGTGACATAAGCATGGTTCGTGACTTAGGTCAGGAACTTATTAAAGCCAATCGGGAAGCTGACCCTGAAGCGGAAGCACTTAGACAATCTGTTTTAAGTGGTGCCCAAGATATGGTATCCCGTTCACGGGATGCGATGGACGGGGACCTACTGCAATCTCTGAGAGGTAGGATAGGCGGAGGTATAGAAGCCGACTTAATGGAAGAGTATCAGGCGGGGGGTGGCCTAACTGAGAGCGAGTCTAGGGACTTAGATCAACAGATGTTAGGTTATGCAAGTAGCCGTGGTACGATTGGACAATCTTCATCCGACTTTGCAAGAATGAAAGCTAAGTTAGACGGTGACCGTCAGGTAAGGCAGAGTAGGCTAAACAATTTAATGGGAGTACGCCAACAAAACTTAGCTAATTATCAAACGGCTAACCAACAAGCTTATAGTAATTACGGACAAAGTTTAAGGAACGCATCTGCATCGTATCAGTTAGGTGCTCAAGACCCATTGTTAGCGTTGACGGGTAGAGCAAGCAGAGTTCCCGGAGATGCATCCGCTCAGTTCGGGACTGCGGGATTTACTTTGCAGTCTGCACCTACTATATTTAATCCTGAAAGTGCATACGCCGGAGCACTTCACGCAAGTAATCAACAAAACGAAATGAATGCTAGAACGGCTACTGCATCTAACCGAGCCGGTATGTTTAGCGGGTTGTTAGGTTTGGGTGGAAGCCTTGGCGGTGGCTATCTAGCGGGGAGGGCTTAATTATGGCAAGAGGTAGACCTTTTTTTGGGAGTGGTCCCGCACCACAAATAGCAAGAATGGATATGCAGAGTGCTACGGCTCCCGGTCGTATGTATGCTAATGCGTTGCAGAATTTCGGTACTGCAATTGCCAATGGTATAGAAAAGTATAGGGCTAAGAAAGAAAAGAAGGAGCAACAAGAAACTACATACACCGCTTTGAAGCAAGCGGGCTTCGATGACGAGATCGCAAAGGCGGGTTCAAAGGACCCCTCCGTAATAACTAGTACTTTAGGTCTTAAAAACTTTCAGCTTCAAGAAAAAAAAGCAGAGCAGTTAGGAGATTTCTATGAGGCCAAGACTGCTGAGATGGGGAAGAAAAGTCCCTCTGAAATCCGTGCCGAAAGAGAGGAGGAGATGGAGGAGGTCGCAAACCACGAGTTCTTTAATAAAGCAAATGATGATGGCGTAACTTTAGCTGAGACAAAATTCCCTAATATACCTAAAGAGTTATTTCCTACCGGTGAAAAGCCTTTCGGTTTTTACGGGGCTTTTATGAAGAACCTCGATGGATTTTCAAAAGCTACCGAGAATGTCCAAGATGTATTTACGGAAAATGGCGGTGACTTTACTAAGTTAGTTAGTGGTAGCGAGGAAGAAAAGAAAACAGAAATAGCAACTTGGATAAAGTCGGGCGGTAAACCTAGTGATATTAACAACTTCTTGGAGGGAGGTATGCGGTTAGAAGAAGGAGCGTTCAACCCCGAACCGATATCTATAGACTTCAACAAAGACGGGAGCCCTGATGTCTATGGACTACCTAACAAAAGAGGCGGGGAGTTTAGATATTTTGATGCACCTACCTTACCTCAAGATGGCGATGAAGAGGGAGTTAAGATGGCGACTTTCCGTGCCGAGAACGATATAATGGAAAATGCTTTGAAGCCGAACGCTACCCTACAAGAGATGCGTATGGCTATGCGTTTATATTCTAATAAAGATCGGGTTGACCCGTTAACGGGAAAAAGTGGTTTGTCACCATTCTACCGAACCGCACTTTCGGACCTACAAAGAAGGTACAAGGCCCTAGAAGGTAAATCTAATCAATAAGTATGAGTGAAATAAAACGGTTTGCTGATAATACAAACCCCGCCGACTTGTTTCCTGATTCAAGAGACGGTGGTACCTTACCCTTACAAGCGTTTGCGTATGAGCTTCCCTCTCCTGATGGAAAGGGAATGGCTAACCGTGATATCTTATTTGAACCCGCTTATACGGAAGATAGGGAATTAGAAAGATTACAGACCGCTGATAAATATTTAGACGGGGAAGAGAAAGAAAGGTTCGTAGCTAGAGAAGTAAACCGTGAACGGGATGTGTACCAAACCGGCCGTAAGTTTATGACGGGTTTGGAAGGATCATTCTTAAACTCAGAAGCGGGTTACCTACGGATGATGGGTCAAGATGAGGAAGCGGATAAGATTCAAGATCAATTAAATAGACCCGATAGGCAACGCCGTTTGAATTATCTACAGAAGATGGCAGATGAGCAGAGTGATTTTTACGGTGCGTATCTGAAAGAAGAATTAGAGCAAACTTTTGTAGGTGACTTGGCCCAAGGTGCGGGAGGTTTGACCGGTCAGATTTCAATGGTAAGTGGTTCCACTTTATTAGGTGGACCTAAAGCGGGTTTCCTAGCTCTTACCGCACAAGTAGTTGGGCAAAACTTTGAGGGTAACTACCAAGCATCTAAGAGTGCTAGGTTAGAAAAAGCCATGGAGGGAGTGGAGAACCCACTTCTATTATCCGATGAAGAGATAGGTGCCATGCAAAGTAAGATTGACGAAGAGGCTAAGTCAGATGCTTACGGTAATTTGTGGACCGCTATACCCGAGATTGCACTAGATAAAATTTTTATGGGTAGTGCGGGTAAGTTGTTTCGTGGTACTGCGGGAAGCACTAAGGACAAGTTACTCACTTACACATGGGGTAGTTTAGCAGAGGGTAGTAGTGAAGCGGTAAGCTCGGGTCTACAGAATTGGATGATCCAACGCAACATAGACCCCGAACAAAAAATAACAGAGGGTACATTAAGAGACTTTGCAATCGGTACCATACTTGGTGCGGGTGCTAACACACTATCTCTTGGCGTAGGTGAGGGGGAGTCTGCTCTAATAAAAGATGTAGAAGCTTTCCGTAAAGAAGTACTAACAAGGGCTAAGAAGGAAAGCCTTGAGGGGGACGAGCAAGCAACTAAATTTTTAAAAGATTACGAGCAAGCGGTTGAACAAATTATAATATCTGAAAATTCTAACACGGTAAAGTCGGTTAGCGTGGGCGTAAGTGACGGTGGAATGAGTGTGGCAGATGTTCAGAAGGCTATCGCAAAAGAAGCCAAGGCTATCTCTCATAACTTACCCATACACATAGTAGAGAACGCAGAGGGACTAGGTAGTATTGAGCCTAGCCTAGACGGTAAGTTCAAAACGGGTGACGGTATAGAGGGCTTATATGTAGGACGGGAGGGGGACAAGAAAGTTATCCTAGTTGCATCGGAACTAAATTCTGTAAGCGATGTGCAAAGAGTTTTAAGGCATGAAGCTATTGGTCACTTTGGTACCGAAGCAGTTTCGGGTCCCTTACAAGATGCCTTTTATGATCAGGTAGGTAGGCAATATGTTAACACACCCTTGGGTAGGCGTATAATAAAAGACTACTCAAACGATTCAAATTTTAATCAGATAACTTTAGGTAAAGAAATAGTTGCCCGAGTGTCAGAGAAACCAAACTCACAAGGTGGTTTGAAGCAGTCTGTTATAGATGCTTTCCATAAAGTTACGGGTAACAAAATTCAACCTACTCCTGACACCGATAGACAAATATTAAAAGCAGTTAGTCTCGCAAATCAGTTAATTAAAACTCCAACCTTAAATAAGGTTAACCAACAAATAACCTCTCGCTCAACTGATGCACAAGATGACGAGGTGGATAATATTTTAGCTAGTCGATTTTCGGATTTTGTGAGGGAGTCTGCTTCAGTTAAAAATTTTTCCTCAAGCCAAGGGACCGGCAGGAAGTACGGAATACCAAAAGACTTTGAGGCCGAAGCCGAAGCTTTAACTGCGGGTAAACCCGGTCAGTTAGTAAAGCTTGACGAGACTCATGCCTTACACCAAGAGTTCCATTCGGTAGTAGACTATGCAATATATGATCCGGACACCGGGGAGAGAACTAGTAGAAAGCCAAAGTATTTTGGATTTACTAAATACGAAGACCCCGATTCAAATAGTGAGGCGTTAGATAAAGACGGTTTTCCACGCAAGTTTGTGTGGGCCTTTCAACCTTTAGACAATGCTTACGACATGGTTGAAACTAGCACCTCCGACTTCGATGAGGCGTTAGCTTTTGCTGAATCCGAAGACATGGATCGGAGGATCGATCTTAGTGAGGAGGACCCTAGTTTAGATGATGTTCTATTTAGTAAGAAAGATAGAGGTCAATACGCTCAGACATTAGCAAGCTTAGAAATGGACCGGCCCCAAGTAAATCGAGATTTAGATATCCTCGAACAAAGGGCGGACGAAGCTTCAGCCTTACCTCCTGAAGAAAACGCTCAAGCTACCCAACGAAAAAATACTATTCCTACTTACATTAAGTCGAAGCAGTATTTAGATGAATTACAAAAGGGAGGTAACACTTTAGACTACGGGGCGGGTTTAGGTTACGGTAGTTTAGCAATAGGGGCCGACTCGTTCGAGCCTTTCGCTAGAGAAAATTTTGTTACTAGTATGGACGAAGACTACAAACCCATACTTTTTGGTGAACCTAAATATAAGCAGTCAAAAGAAATCCCTGACGAGAGTTACGATAAAATCATTTCACCCAATGTATTGAATGTAGTTCGCAATGATCTAGGTCAACGGGACAAAGTTGTACAAGATATTGGACGGGTTTTAAAGGTGGGCGGAAGAGCAGTAATCCAAGCAAGAGATGTGTCAGCGGTAATGGGAGCTAAGACCGCTAGACCCGGACCCGAAGAGAACTCTGTTATAGCTAAGAGCGAAGGGAGAGAAACATTTCAAAAAGGTTTTAGTTCTGATGAGTTACAACAATATGTATCTCAAGTTTTGGGAATAGGCTTTACCGTCAATAAGGTGCCTAGTAACCGATCTATAAGTGGCTCTGCCGTTCTAGTTCATAAGGACCCTAAAGTTATGGGTGCTATCAAGAAAAAGAATAGCGAGATATTATTAAGTAAAAAGTCTAAAGAGTTACAACAAGGTATAGTCAAAGACGAAAGAGGTAATCTTTTTTACAAAGGCCGTGCACCAATGGAGTGGAGCCCTGAAGATTTTAAAGAAGTAGGCGACATCTACGGCGTAGAAAACTTAGGTCCGCTGACACCCTTGGTAGAAGTTAAGGACCCTGAAACGGGTAAGACCTACAAGATGCCCGGCGGGCTAGATGGTAAGTTTACTTACTACGATATGTTATGGATTAAGAACAACCAACCGGGAATAAATAATGTAGGTGAACAGACCCACGCAAAGATCACTAAGAAATTATCAGAAAGCCTTACGCCTAAAAGTGTCGATAAAGTCCAACAATTTAACCGTTTAGCTTTTGGGTTCCTTTCACCTAATGCACCTCTTCTACCCAACGAATATGGGGTGGCCCGAATATTTAGTCAGAGCATGGATGACATTCAAAGGCTTGCCGACATGGCAGACTCCTATCCACCTGACTTACCCAAGCCACCGGTAGTAAAAACAAAACCTATATTTAAGGATAATAAAAACAAACCTATTAAAGTTAATCCCGATGGTACTATAACGGTATACCATAGAACTAATGTAGACCCCAAAGAAATAAACAAACAAGGTTTTATATCTAAAGAAAATACAAAGGAAATTTTTGTATCTTCAAAGAACAAAGGTATGGCGGAAGGGTATGGTAAGAACGCCATTGCACTTAAAGTAAAACAAGAAGATTTAGAAATTGACGATGCGTTTGACGGCGAAGCTCATTTTAGATTGAAGATTGGTCCCGCTAATAAAGCCTTAGCAGAAGCTATAAAACTACAGAAAGAAAAAGATAAACTAAGTAAGGCAAGATCAGATTGGAATAAGACCGTCAAGAAAGCTTTCGACATAGGTGCGAGAGGTAAAGAAGGTGGCATAGGTATAGGCTTAACTCAGGACTTTTCATTACTCGCAAACTTTGCAAGGTTGTATGTCAAGAACCCTGACTTCTTTATAAAGAAAGCTGACGAAAGTTGGTCTGACTATGTGGACAAAGTATCTACACAAGTCGGTGGTTTCGGGACAAAGACCGCTACCTTTGGTGGCGTTTGGCAAGACCCATACAATGCTATGATATCGGCTATCGATAGGCATATGGCTAAAGCTTTTACTAAAGACTTATTAGCTGACAAAGATTTAAAGAAAAGATTTTCTACGGTTATTGTTTCAGCTTTTAATAAAGAACTAAAAGAAGCAAGGAAAGCTAGGACTGATTATCGCAAGAGCCTTAAAAAAGCAAAGACCGAAACGGCAAAACAAAAAGTAGAAAAGGCTTGGAAAGAAAAACAAGAAAAAATATTAGACCCAACTTTGAGGGAAGTAAAAACTCTTGACGGGGTAATGTCTCAAGTCAATCGGGGTGAGCAAGGTAAGGGTACCGATGCTTTATCCAAAGCGGTGTTTGCAACAATGACCTCAGATAAACCCGCTTACCGTACTAAAGATGGAGTAAACCCAAGTGTACGGGAAGAAGCTAGACTACTTAAATTTATAGAGGAGCCTAAAACATTTAACATAATGTCGGAGGCTTATAAGAAAGCTCTTGAGGTGAACGAAAGAAAAGCGGAAGAGTTAGGCATACCCGTGTTCCCCGCTCAATGGACCTTGTGGGATAGGATTCGTGAAAGAATAGAACCTCACGAAGTTATGTTCCCTGATCTACACAAGCTCCCAAGGATGGGTAGAGATCAGATCGCCCAAACATTTAATGCATCTAGTAAGGCGGGATATGCGGTAGCCCCAAGACCGATAGAACCAACGGGGCAAGACCCCGCTAGTCTAGTTTATTTTAGTAAGAAAGAAAATTCAGATGATCCTATCTTAGGTGAAAGTAAATTTTTAGTTAGGTTACAACAAGACGAAGAGTTACCTGAACAAATAAGAAACAACTTAGATATTTTATACGGAGTAAGAGGTCACCGTGAAGTGCTTGAGTCTTTGCGACCTTGGTTCCGTGAAAGAAAAAAATTATCCTATGAACAGATGGCACTAGAGTTAGGTAACTTTAGCCGTACTGATTTAACTCCCGAACAAAAAGTTTTAGTCGGGCAGATTCTAATAAAAAGACTTGGCCTTAGAGCAGATGCTTTGCGTAAGAAACTCGCAGACAAAAAAACCAAAGGTCAATTAGAGTTGGATGGAATAATTGAAACCAACAGATTAGATGATATAGCAATTGACTTAGCTCAAAAACTAGCGGAGTACGGAAGAGAATTAGGTAGGGGCGTATCTATTTTCCAAGCGTTTAATTCTTTAAGTACTGCGGGTAGAATAAGGTTGGCTAAGAGGCAGATTAGAAAAGCTACCCAAGCTCGGGTAGATGCTAAAGATGCTGAAATGCAAAAGGTAACTAGTGTCTTAGAGGATTTAATTAAAGTAGCCCAACAAGCCGGCTTTGATGCAATGTCGTTAGAGTTCTTTAGAAAGAAAAGCCCTAACTTAATTAAACTAATCGAAGAAAAATACGCACCGTCTTTATGGGGTGCTTACCGTAAAGAGAGTGTCAATAAGTTACACGCTCAAATAATGTCCGCTCTTAACAAGAGTGAGTCAGAGTCATCCAAACCTACGGGTACACCATTAGCTCAGTTTGTTAACGAGTTGGTTGCAGAAATAAAAGCTAGAAAAGAAATTGAATCGGGAGGAGGACCCACCCGTGAACGAAGTCGGTCCGATATACTTAGGGATGCTCTGTTAAACTCCGAGAAGTATGCGGATGTTTGGCACGATCTAGCTAAGAGAACTCTAAGCGATGAAAGTTTAACTGATGCACAAATAGAAGAACTTGAATCATTCTTCGGCGAGATGCCAAGGGACCCAAGTGGTAAGCTAGTTCAATCTACCATCAAAGAAAGGATGGATAAGTTTAATTTAAAGCTACAAGATATAGCAAAGAAAAGTTTCTTAGATAAGTCTGATATTAAAACTAAAATTAACGAAGCTTTGATATCAGATTTAGATTTACCAAAAGACATTGCGAATAAGTTAGCCATACAAATGAACCGTGAGTTCAATAGAATGGTAGCGGGCGAAGCTAAGAAACAACTAGACAAATTTAAAAAGACTACTCTTGCACCGAAGTTAAAGAAGGTTACAAAAAATACTGAGCAGTTTGTGATTGAGATGGCAAACCTTGGTGGCTTTGATAGAGCCGATTTGTATGATGCAATTGCAAAGAAACTAAATATTCCTACCGTTGATAAAAAATTCTTAGACGAAGCCAAGAGGATTGCACAAGAGATTGAGAACGCACCTGAAGGTTTCCAACAGAATAATAAAATTATAGACCTGATGAACCTTATACAAAATAAGGCGGGAGACGGTGCAGTAGCTTTAATGATGGCGATCAGGGTAGCTAACCTAGTGTCAGGTTTCAGTACTCAAGTAGTTAACTTATCAGGTAACCTTTCAACGGCTATACCTATGGTAGGTACTCATTTCATCCGTACAAAGTTTGATAAGAACATTGGCTACAAGATTGCGATGAATCAATTGATTGGCCTGAAGAAAGGTTTGCAAGAGGCCGGTTCAGTCATGGTAACGGGAAGAGGACGAACCGGTTACGAGATGGATAAGTTTGGGTTTGATCCTATCTTGGAAAGAAAAACTTTAGCCGGCGGTAAATTCAACCCATATAATTATTTAAAATATGTACACCGTTTTATGTCAGCTATGGACCTAGCCTTTAGGTTTAGTAACATTGAAGGTAAGGCAACCATGTTGGCGGGCATGGAAGGTAAGAGACGGGGACTCAAGGGTAAAGAACTTCGCCGTTATATTGACGAAGCATTAGCTTACGATCAGCAAAATGTTTCAACCGCTGAAGCAAAGGCAAGTGCCGAAGGATTGTCGGGATTAAATCATAAGCGTAGGGTCAATGAAATATTAGAGTCCCGTAGAAACCCCGAGCTAAGAGAAGAATCCGAGCAGTACGGATTACGGTCCACTTTTCAGAATGTGCCTGAAGGTTTTATAGGTGCCTTGGCATCTGCCGTAGCTCAGACTAACTACCCCGCAGTAGTAGCGGGTCAAGAAGTCCCGCCCGCAAAGCAAATGTTATCGGCGGTTGGTCAGTTCTTTATTCCATTCATACGGGTGGTGGCCAATGTGCAAAACATGGTGTTTGACTATACTCCAATACTCGGTGGGGTCCGTGCAGAAATGCATCGAAGAGGTACCAACCGTGTAAGAGCTAACGCCAAACCCGCTAGTGATGAGATGGTAGCGGACCTACACACTCGCCATGCCATTGGCGTAGCTATGACCGGTGTGTTAGCTTACTTGTTTTTTAGCGAGGAAGAAGACGAAGAAAATAGATTGTTCGATGTTACTGCGGGTGGTCCTAAGAATTACCAAAAGAAGAAAACTTTAATGGAAGGCGGATACCGTCCCTACACGGTAAGGATAGCCGGTAAAGAAATTGGATATAAAGAAACTCCTTTCGGTGGCTTCTTAGCATTTTTAGGTGGTATTAAAGATCATATAAAATACGGTGATGATATCGCTACCATGCCCGGCATAATGTTAGCGGGGACACTAGCGTTTGGTAGACTTATCTTTGACCAAGCTTTCTTCAAGGGGGTATCTGACTTCGTAGATATAGCCAAAGCGGATGACAAAAGTGTAAGCACTTTTAAGCGGTTGGTCCAACAAGGGCCCGGTCAATTTGCCATACCTAATTTGTTTCAACAAATAGATAAGGCAATGTCCAATGAAAAATACGATGAGGGTCAAATGGATTCTTTTTTTGGGCACTACATCTTACCGTCCGTACCTTTCATCCGTCAAATGGGAGCACCTAACTTAGATGTATTTGGTAAACCGGTTGAACTTTATTCAGGAAATTATTTTGAAAGAACATATGATAGAGTTTTTCGTGATGCAAAGATGGACCCGTTATTAGAAAAGTTGGTTCAGAAAAAAATAATTCCTATTAAAGCCAATGACGGTCAAGTCATACGGGGTAAAGAAGAGGATGAAGAACTTTCCACCTTGCACCGTGCCCAAGATTTATATGTATTCAGGTCAATCAAAGGTAGATTTTACCGACAACTTTTAGATGAGTTTGATAGAGGCACCGACCCTGAAACCGGTCAACCTAGAATAGTTGTCGGAGAAGATTTTGAATCTCAAATATTAAAAGAGAGCCCTGAAAATATGCAAGCTATCTCACAAAAACTAAGTGCGTCAGCTACCAAGTTTGCTCGGTACAGAGTTGCAGACATGAGCCGTGAAGAAGTTAGGCTAAGAATTGCCGAAATAAAAAAAGAATTTGACAAGTAAAAAAGTTTCTGAGAGAAGTCTAATCGACTGATCTTAAACATGGAACTTATTATCTCAACAGACCCCGGAGTTGGAGGTGCTACCGTTGCAAGGATGCCTGACGGTAAGTATGAAACTTGGAATTGGGACGGCGATGCTGACTTCTTAGAGTTGGCAGAGTTTATAAAAATCTGTTCGGTTGACCATAAAGTTACATGGTACTTAGAGCATCCACCCAAGACAACGGGTAGGTCACGACCTGAAAGTACCGGCTTTGTTCTCGGAGAGAACTTCGGTTTTATCAAAGGTTGCGTTCAAGCAAAGGGCTTCAAGCTACATTTAGTTAGGCCCCAAGAATGGCAATCAAATATAGTAGGAATAAAAGGTAAAGAATACAAAATCAGGAAGAAGTTAATTTGGGAGGAGGCCAAGAGATTGTTTCCTTTTCCCGCAAAAGTAACACAAAAAAATAGCGATGCATATATGATTCTTAATTATGCACTAACCCAATCATAAAATGATAATAAAAAAACAAGACGAAGAAAGCCCGTCCATGTCTATATATGGATGGAAGATAGAAACGCCCGCACCAAAGGGGATATTCGTAGCTCGTTGCTTAGATGTGGCGATCAACGAAAAATATACTACTGAGAAATACGGTAAGCCCGGTCAGTATGAAACTTACCCCGCCGTAAGATTTCTTTTTGGTGTCAAAGAAGGTGACCAACATTACTTAGTGATGACTGCACCACGCACACGGTGTTCAGGTTCACCACGGTCTACCCTATTTAAAATGATATCCGCTTGGATAGGAGAATTTCCTGACGAGTTTAACCCAAGGGATATGATTGGGACCATTGCCAATATAACTATTGAGCAACAGACTAGCCAAGGTGGTACTACATATGGTGCCATTAAAAATATTTCAGGCGTACCATCAGGTATGGAAAAGTTTGCCCCCGAGTCTGCCGAGTTTAATGAACTCTTAATAGGTGCGGGTGCAGATGTTGGGCAGATTGCACAACCACCCGCTGACCCTACTCTAGCACCTCAACCAAAAGTTGAAGAAGCTATTGAGCCAAAGCCTCAGACACCTACTAACGGCGATGAGGAGGTGCCTTTCTGATGGCGGGTACAAGCGGAGGACATTGGTATTTTCCTGATGGCAGACCTTGCCATGAAGTCGCTAACGCAAAGGGCACGGGATACCGTAATACAAATGTAAGCGATGCCCGTAAGCTCGGGTTGCTACCTAGTCCAACTTCTATTACGGGGGTACTTGATAAAGCATTCCTTAATAATTGGGCAAAGGAGCAAGTCGGTAAGTCTGCTTTTGATAACAGACCCGCTGAAGGTGAAGAGCCTGATGCTTATGCCAAGCGATTAGTTAGATTAGCCTACCAACAAGTTAGGGACTCGGCTGAGTTCGGTACCAAGTTCCATGAGGTGGCCGAAGATGTTTTGAACGGCGGTCCCGTACCTGAAGATTGGGCGGTGTATATAAATCCGTTGCTCGATTGGAAGAAGGAAGCCGGTTTAGAATTTGTCGAACGGGAAAAAGTTGTCGTAAACCTCAAGCAAGGGTATGCGGGAACCATGGACATCGGGGCTAAGACGAAAGACGGTCAACCCGTAGTCATTGATTGGAAAACTAGGAAGACATATCCTAATATTTCTGATGATAAAATCCAACCATATGACGGTCAGATTATGCAGATAGCATCTTATGCGGGTGCTTATTGGGGAGAGGAACGGGTCCTTGCGGGCGAAGTATTTGGAGCTAACGCTTACATATCTTCTACCGAGCCGGGTCGTTTTGTAGTTTGTAAGTATACGGGCAAGCAACTTGCCGAAGCTTACAATTGTTTTCTTCATGCTTGTGGAGTATGGAGATACATGAAAAGCTACGACCCTCGTAAATCCTAACCGATCAGTTTGCTACTATCCGAGAGGTGGTAAGGGGGGTAACCGACCAAAAAGGTTACCCCCCTTTTAACTGATCAAAACACTATACATATATGACCAATACTATGGATGCAAATCTATTCTTTAACCGTGGCATAACCCTAAGAGAAATCTTAAATGGTGAAAAAGTTTATGCACTTGACTGCGAAACTTTCTATGCCTCCACATACAAGGCTAGTACTAATGGCCTTGATTCTTATATTAACGACCCTCAATTTGAGATGACGGTAATAGCTTTCTTTAATGAGAAGTTTAATTACTCGGGTGATCCCAAGACTGCTCCCGTTGAGGACCTAAACGATGCAATTATCTTTGCACACAACGCCGAGTTCGATCAGGCTTGTGTCGAGAGAGCCATTGAACTAGGTCAACTACCGCCCTTTAAACCCAAGCAATGGATATGCACTATGGGTATGTCCAAGTACTGCGGTTACCCCGGTGCCTTGTCTGAGGTGGCAAGCCTAATACTAGGTCAAGACTTATCAAAGGAAATGAGGGACCAAGCCAAGGGGTGGACGAAAGCTGACTGCCTTGCGGACGAAGCTTTTGTTACCTATTGTAGAGACGATGCATCTACTTGTTATTGGATTGCACAAACTCTTGCAAGTAGGTTCCCCGCTTTTGAGGAGAGGGTTAGTCGTCTGACTAGAAAGTTTGCTAGGTATGGTATTACCTATAGCAAAGAAAGCGGTGCGGGTGCGGTGGATGCACTAGAGCACGAACTAAAACGGCTACAAAACAAGATACCATTTGAGCCGTCACTATCTTTAAAACAATTTAAAGTATGGTGTGAGAAAAATGGAGTGTCAGTTCCCAAGACTACCAACGCAAAGGACCCGTCTTATTTTGAGTGGTCCTCCAAAGAACCTAAAGGTGCGGTTGTTGTTTCTAACATGAGCATGGTCCGTAAGATTCGTAAGATGGTGGCGACTTTGAAGTCACTTGAATTGCGGGTTCGTTCAGACGGTAGAGTTAGTACACCTCTAAAATATTGGGGTGCACATACGGGAAGGTGGGCCGGATCTCAAGGCGTAAACTTCCAAGGCTTGGCAAAGAAAGAACTGATGGGAGTTAATGTCATGGGCTTTCTTGTACCGCAAGAGGATAATTGTTTTATTAGTTTTGACTTCTCGAATATAGAACCCCGTATCTTATTATTGATGGCGGGTGAACATGAAACTTTAAACATGATCCGCACGGGTATGGATATCTATGAAGCTCATGCTAGGATGAATCTGCTCTATGATGGTAAGGAGAAACTTGCAATAGCTGACCCTGAGTTAAGGCAGATATGTAAAGCTCGGGTTCTAGGACTCGGCTATGGTTGCGGTTCCAAAACTTTTAAGGATGTGGCTTTGTCTTTGACTGCGGGCAAACTGAAACTAACTGAACAAGAGGCACACTCAATCGTTAGCAACTACCGTTCAATGAACGAGGGTATCGTTAACTATTGGGCCCACTTGGAAAAGATCGCTACCACTAGGGAGGGGGATAGAACAATCCCTCTCCCGTCAGGTAGGCCACTAAGATTTACCGTAACTAATACCAACCCATTGACCGTACAATATATTAAAGGTAAGCCCGAGCAAAGAACTTGGGGTTCTAAGTTATGTGAGAATGTTATCCAAGCCATAGCGAGAGATGTCTTAGCCGATACCTTAGTCACTCTAGATTCTATGGGTTTAAATGTTGTCCTCCATGTGCATGATTCTGTAGTGTTAGAAGTTCCTAAAGATAAAGCTAATGATATTATTAAATCCGTTAAAGAGGTAGTTACAAAGGCTCCATCATGGTTACCTGAATTACCTTTGGAAGTAGATATAAGGAAGAACTATGGACTATAGAGAGAAAGCACACGACTACTTAGATAAGGCGATGGAGTATGTTAAGAAAGAATTTATTCCACAAGCAGAGGAAGACCCTGAGTATGAACTTCATATGTTAGTGGATGAAACTTTGGACAAGAGGGGTGAGCGGTTCGGTATCGATGATGTCAGCTTTGAGGCGGACCCTAATCTTGACAAGGAGGTGAACGGGGAGGAGGACGATGATTAAATTCATTACCCCGTTCACGGGTTTTACAACTGAGCAACATGATAGTTTACATAGAACAATAAGCCGTGCCGTATATCGGTTATGTGTCTTGACTAAGGATGATGATTATATTCTTAGGAAGATAGACCGATTGGCTAGGCTTAACCGTAAGCGTGAGCTACAACCTCGGGAAGTTGAGAACCTAATCAAGATGCACCGTGAGAAGTTGGCGGACCCTACACCTGAAGACAAGCGTAGAAGTAGGCCAACCAAGAACCGTGCGTTCACCGAAACTATTGCCCGTAAATCAAACTTAACTGAGTTGAAAAAACATACGGGGATGGTACCAATTGATAGCTCTGAAGCATTGAAAAGATTATATGCTAAAGATGATTGGTTATATATAGGAACCACGCCCGCTAATGTCGAGCCTAAAACGGTAGGTGAATGGCACCAACTTGACTTGTCAAGATATAGCATGGTCATGCCTAATCCGTTTGAACCTAACCCGCCGGCTCGGAAGGGTCCATATGTTAGGGAGCGTATATTTATTATATATGAATCGGACGAACCTTGGATGACTCACGATATGCAAGCTAGTGTTATCATGCATTTAAAAAGTAAGATGCCACTTAGAATGGTAGTGTCCTCGGGGAATAGTTCCTTACACGCATGGTTTGAAATTAGTTTTGCCATGCCCAAACAGATAGAGGAGTTCGAGGATACTTGTCTCCTCCTATCAGGTGACCCCGCACCGTTAAGATCAAACCACTTGGTGAGGCTACCTTGGGGTACCAATCCAAAGACCAATAATAAACAAGAAGTTATTTATTTCAGATGAAAAAAAGACCAATAGAATATCTCCCTGAAAGTTGTTACGGGAGCACAAGATTAAATCTCATAGGATTAGCGGGACCCAAGGGTGTCGGTAAGACTACATTTGCACATGAATTAGGTGGGCAAGTGTTCAGTTTAGCCACTCCATTAAAAGAGTTGTTATCTAATATTGTACCAAAAATATATTTGTATGAAGAAAAGGAGATGCAAATACAAGGTTGGCCTGATGGTTTGACGGGTAGAGTTTTACTACAACAAGTTGGTACTGAATGCTTTAGGAAACTATGGAAAGATATATGGGTGTACCATTTAATGGAGCGTATAGAAAAAGTAGATGGGCTATGTGTGGTAGACGATGTTAGGTTTCCGAACGAGGCAGAATATATTAAGTCAAAGGGAGGAAAAATATGGAGGTTGCATCGGGATGGTATAGAATCCAATGACCCACACTCCTCCGAGGCACCACTTAAAAACGATCTAATAGACAAGGAGATTTATTTATAATGACTGATCCACTACAACCATTTGTCAAAGCACTACAAGAAGAAAGTTGGGACGACATACCAAGAGACAAGGAGGAGACTAAGGTTATTACCAAAGAGTCTACCTTGCAAATCGAGGATGAGGTTCCTGAATTTCAAGCCATACCCGAGCCCGAGTCGTTCCAAAATTGGGGTGATCCTTCGGTAACAATACGACTACCTGATTATTGTATACAAGGACTCCTCCCCGTTGGCGGGAAGATGATCTTAGGTGGTGGTTCCAAATCATTTAAGACTTGGCAGTTAATTGATCTCGGGTTGAGCGTAGCTCATGGCGTACCTTGGATGGGGCTAACTACAGAGCGATCTAAGGTACTATATATTGACCTAGAATTTATACCTTCCTTCTTCAAGAAGAGGGTGAGAAGTGTGGCTGAAGCTAAGGGCTTGGGTGCTACTGACAACCTCCATGTGTGGCATCTACGAGGCGTTGAGTATAATCCTACCGTCCTCCTACAAGTTATGCAATCATGGGAAAAGTTTAAGGAGTACAAGTTAATAATCATTGACCCATTCTATAAGATGAATGCGGGAGGGGACGAGAATGCGAACGGGGAGGTGACCTCTCTCCTCCTAAAGATTGAAAAGTTTGCCAAGACTTCCGCCGTGGTATTTGCCCACCACTTTGCAAAGGGTGACATGGCAAGCCGTGATCCGATAGATAGATGTGCGGGAGCGGGATCATTTGCCCGTGATCCTGATGCCGTCTTATCTTGTACTAGGCATGAAGTAAAACACGCCCTTACCGTAGATGTAGAGGTCCGTAATGATAGACCGATTGACCCGTTCGTAGTCAGGTTTGATCTTGATCTCCTCCATATGGTCCATGAACCTGACCTTGATCCTGATAAGCTACACAAGCCCGGCCAACCGTTCAAAGATTTGGACGAGGCTAAAGCTTCCACCGCCAAAACAATTGAGAACCTTTCATTATCTTGTAATGATAGACCGATGTCCCGATCTGATTTATTTATCATAGCCGAGAGATTAAAGTGGACCCGTTACGATTTCGATGAGGCTTTGAAAGATAAAGATGAGGTAGAAAAGTATTTCTTTTATGAGACAAAGGGAAGAGCTACCACTTACACAAAGAAATAATTCATCAGAAATATTAACTTGCCCATATGGCAAGTTATATAAAGATTCTGATCAATGTCAACAACCAATTCCGAAAGATAAAAAAAGAGGGGCTTTTAGACCCCTCTCTTTTTGTATCAGTCTGTAGGAAACTATTTATATTTAAGGGCTTTCATTATTCCCTCTACCATATTATCCAATATCATACCGAGAGAAGTTTTTCTATCCTCACTCCGTTTGACAAGAAACTCCTTAGTTTCAGGGGTGACCATACAATTAAATGGTACCCTTCTTTCCTCTTCAGGTAATGGTTTTCTACCCGTGTACTTTCTAGCTCCTCCTCTCATTTTACACCTCCACAAAAAGGACATGGTGAACCATCGAGTGGACAAGAGTAGCCATCGGGATGTGGACAAGTGTCAATAGGGTGTTCAGCGTAGCTGACACAACTTGAATAGAATAATATAATCAGGCAGACCATAATTATATTAAGAATTATTAGTATCTTTGTCATAGTTTTTCTTAGCGGTGTATTCTGATCCGTACCATACCAACATCGGGCAGAGTACGAAGTGAAATAAAAATATTATAAGAACTTGTATATCGTAAGGTGTCATAGTTCGTCCCTCATTTTAAGTTCATAGCCTAGTTTATTGATCTCCCTCTCAGCCCAATTGACTAGTGAGATGAGAGCATCATCTAGCTTGGAGCCGGGGCGTATGTTATGATCTTGCAATCGTTCATAGAGGTGAGTGGTTGGTGTGTTCCTCTTGTTCTTACAGAAAGGTCCTACCTTCTCCCTTCTCCAATAGCCGTAGCTTCTACTCGCAAGGGTTACAAGTTTATCTTTTTCGATCACATCATATAAGAAGTCAAAGTCTCCCAAGCTTCCTCCTTCATGTATATAAAATTTATTACTCATCGTTGTCCTCCTTTAAGTGCTTGTTCAAAAGGTCAAAGGCTTCCCGTAAAACGGCACCGTTCTCTTGTCCCCTAACTAGAGCCTCATTGAGAAGATTGTCAGCGGTGTCTCTATCAGGGGCAAAGCCATAGACACAAGTGAAAATCTCTGATGCCATACCTAAGAGCACTCTTTGAATAGGTAAGTTCTTAGGTAGCTCATTGGAAAGGACCTTCTCCCTGACCTCTGCTATACTATCTTTAACAAGACCCTGACCTAAGTCTTCAGCCTCTCCCTTTGGATATAAATTTTCTGCACTCATATAATTATTCTCCTTTTGGTTTCGGATAAGATTGCTCCTCCCATTTACAATTTAATTTCCTATCATAGATTAAAAGGAACCTATGTTTACGGCTACGGGGTCGCCACTCACCTTCTAAATGTTTGACGGGTCCCCTTTGTACTTGGTTATAGCTACCGTCCTCCTCCCGTTTGAAGAAGTCAGTCTTGCGATCAGTCAGCCCATAATATTTAAAGTTGCAAGCTCGGTAGATGGTACCTGAATGGTGGTTGCTATCTGCATAAGATAAGATTACTCGGACATACTCCTCCTTTCGTAACATCTTCATGGCTCTAGCTACAAACCAAGAGGTAAGATTCTTTTCTGCTCCCTGAACTGATGGCGATAGGCATAATCTAGATAGCTCCCACAAGCCCGCTTGTTCGGTCCTCTTTAGCCCTAGCATACCCTCACATAATTGAGGGACGGGGAAGCCCGTAAAAATACAGACTCCCACAAGTTCACCGTCCAACCGTAAGCCCACATTGAACTTAGTCTTGAAGCCCTTTGATATATTACTAAGGTAATGGTATTTGCGAAGTAAATCTTTGCACTCCTCCTTAGTTACTTGGACCAACTCGCAACGGTCTTTGATCTTGGTTGAAGTTGGATTGCTCCCGTTTAATTGTAATGATAGCTGACTCATGCGTAGGTCCTCACTCTTGTAAATGCATGGCAAATGAAATCTTCTAGCTCACGGGTGGGCCATCCTCTTTGCTTTATGGTTTCCTTTGAGATAGTAGCCTCCACATTATCAAACACGCAATGCCATGTCTGTTCGATATGCCAAAGGATTTCTTTTTGGCTCCTCAATATGCTTCCTAAAGATAGTGAGCCGTCCATAAGTTGGTGATCGGGTAGGCTCTCCTCTTGTTTGTCGTTAAGGGATATAACAATAGCATCCCCTGATGTTGTATCTGATATTAACAATTTCATTTTTGGTCCTCCAATATATCCTGAATTTTCATAAGTTTAGCGGTAGCCTCGTTATGGTCCTCTATTATTTTATCTTGTCGCTTCCTCATATGCATTACCTCGTCTAAGGCGAAGTGCAAAAGCTCATTGGTGAACGCTTGGATACGCTCATTTTTTAGCCCTACCTTAGTGGCGTTGCATACTGAAAGCTCATCTATTAGATTGAGATCGCCCGCCCTGAAGATCAGGCTCTCTAGTGAATATTGCGGGTCATCTTGGACAACCCCGTTAATTATTATTTCTTTGGTCATATTTTTTGATCCTCCTCTATTATATTTGATTTGTCAAACAGATACTAATTCAGGGTAATGGGTTGGCTTTATTCCAAACCTACCCGCCTCCTCCTGAAATTGTACAAGAGCCTTTTCAATGGTTTGGATATACCATAATAAGCTCAAGGCATACGGCGGTAAGGTATACTTCTCTACCCACATATAAGAATTTTTTCCCGCCGTGTATTGAATTTGCACGGGCAACTCATTAAGGTCCTCCCATCCTACCGTTGCGTAGAATGAGATACCGCCGTGAATTGACTTGGGAGTGGTAAAGCTCCAAGAGCCTGACATGGGCTCAACTTCAAAGTCATAGGCTACCCCGTTGACGGTGAGCTTACCCTTGCGGGCAAGCTCCTCCTCAAGGGCTTTGATTTCAACTTGTTGGATGTCTGTAATTTCTTCTAACATTTTGCTCTCCTCTTTAGACGGTTTGATAGGTTCCCGTGATCCAAGCGTGAGCCTTACTAGCTTGGGCGGATGCCGTTGTAAATAGCTTCTTATCTGATTTGAGCTTTTTGCTCCATGACTCAATGTAAGATGCTGAGTTGTTAAAGGTAGCCTGATCCATTTTGCAATCCGCCATCAGGAAACAAGCGGTCAGTTCTGCGACAAGTTCCTCCCGTGAATAGTCTGCACTTCCAAAGGGCTTTGGGTCCTTATCCAATGCACGGTCTAAGCGGGTACTATGCCCCGTGGCGTGAGCTAACTCATGGAAAGCCGTATTGTAGTACTCTTCAGTACTTTTGAACCGCTCCCGCTCGGGTAAGTGAACGCTATCAGT